TTATTTATCGCCTTCGTTTCAAATTATATTTTTATGTGTTCTATTATATAATTCGATGGACTAAGACAAATTTGTGGGGTAATCAATCTCATCTGGAACTAAAAGCCCTCTGTTGGCTAATTCAAGTCAGCAGAGGGCTTTAATGCCTATTCCGTTTTTTCGTTCCCAGGTAGCACCGTCTCCTGTTTGATCGCCGCGGCCTGATCTGCTCCGGTCCGTGCAGCTTCGGCTGGTGCGGGGTCAACGGTACCGATAACCGGTGCACTGAGCTGCGTGATCGATGCCGCCCTCGCACTTGCCGCATCCACAAGCCCCTCACCGACGATGTACGCTACGACGGTTGCCCCAGCCATAATCAGCGCAGTGATCTGCGTCGCCTGCGCTTCGGTGCCACCCAAGGCGACGACAAGGAGCGCGGCGAACGACACGATTGCCGCCCACAGCTTCCGGGATGTAAGTTTCCGTTTCCAATCGATTTTCATATGTATCCTTCTTTCCTGCCGGGTTGACCGGCTATTTAAATATTAGTGCCAATATCGCCGCAATGAGTGACGCACCTAGAGTGGTAATAATCGCGGTGGTAAAGCTGTCCCATCTCTTTCCCGGGCGTTCCGTAATCGCCTTAATGTCGCGTTTCATTTCGCTCACATCCGACGAGAGATTATCGATCTTTTGATTTGCCGTAGCCATTACAGCAGTTAGGCTACGGATATCTTTGACTTCTCCGGTCAGCTCATCGAGACGATCATGCGCGGCTTCCGCGCGGCTGAGGGCATCACCAGCGATCTTTGCAACCTCTGCTATATCCATAAGCTGCAGTCCTCCCTATGCGGCGTAGACTACAAACTGCTTCACTCCATCGACATACACCCCCGCGGCAGTGCCAGACTTCCCGATTCCCACCAAATAAAAATAACTGTCCTCACCTTGTCTGTACCGAGGAAGGAGAGCGGCAACCCCTGTCGTGCCCACAGTGACCACAGGAGCGTTTTTTGCGGTTACCTTGAGTTGATATGCTTGTCCCAGCTTAAGGCGGATATCTGTCGTTGTGTCGCTCTTAAAGTCTATGATCTGCGGCCGCGGATATCCATTATAGCCGCCTGCCTTGATGATAGTCGGGTAATCCTTAAAGGCTTTATCCAGATCAACAGGCCCCGATATGCCGGGCACCACTCCGGCGCTGCCGGTCTGCTGGATCCCACAAGGGTAATCCGGCCCTCCTGAATAATCGGCAAGCCACACGTCGGACTTTGCAAGTGTTGCTGCCGAAAACCTGCCGGACCGGATAAAATCGAGATTCGTATAAAGGTTGACAAACCATTTATCAGCGCACATAGAATCTATAAAGGCCCTGGCGATATTGTCGATCAAAGTATTCGTAGGGTTTACGCCTTGCTTTTGTGAGTATGTAATACTGTCGTACTCATAATCGAAAGCAACTGGAAAATCAATTCTTCCCCTGTATGGAGCAAGAACTTTTTTGAAAACCTCGGATTCCTTCCGGGCATCCTCGGGGGAAATCGCATAACTGAACCAATATGCCCCGGTATGTAGCTTATGGGCCAGCGCACCCTGCATGTTCTCCTCAAATTTCGGGTCCTTCTGGCTGATGCTGTTCCCATAACCGGCGCGGATCAGCGCGAAGTCTATTCCGGAAGCGTCGACTTTGGCCCAGTCAATCGGGTTCCCCTTGTTGTTGTGTTTGCTGACGTCGATCCCGTTCATTTACGTACTCGCCCCCTCATTAAGAACCTGATGCACGGCATCTCGTAAATTGGACAGCGCCGGCACCTTGTCCTCGGTGTATGTACCTGCCTGAATCAGCCGCACCCACACGGCCACAAGGCCGGAATTTTCGGTAAACATTACTCATTACCTCCCGCAATTAGTACGGACAGCTCCGCAATGGCCGCGTCCGTCTGTGTCTGTTTCATGGCCTGCGTCGCCTGTGTAACCTCTAAGTACGTGAGCTGCGCCAGCGTGACACACAGCCTGTCCTCTGTTTCCGCCGGGGCCGTGTCGGTAGCGGGAGTAATCTCCACGGCCTTGACGGCCAGCTCCGCGCGGATGCTGTAATTGTCATGGACATACTGCTTGTCGCCGTCGATCAGCGTCAGTTGGGCCGTGTTGGCGCTGTCGGCAGTCAGGGCATCCAGCACGTCGAACGTGATTGCATCCTTGGCCATCTGGATTTCTATGCCTCTCCGCTGCGCTCCCTGCGCATAGGTATTGATGGCTATTGCCGTGATAATTGGCAACTCCGTGTCGTTCGCGAATTTTATTGTTGACATATGTTTTACCTCCTGTCAAATAAGTTCAATCGAGTTGATTACTTTTCCACCGATTGTTAATGCTCCTGAAGGAAAATCCACATAATAGTAAGCATTGAAATTTGAAGTAGCATATAATTTAGATTGAAATAAAACATTGACGCGTTTTGCTACAACATCGTAATTTGATTTTACTGGGTTCTTTAATCCATAAGGAGTTTGGCTACTGTAAATGTATCCAAGATAATAGTCGGTACCAGCATCATTATATGCGTGGACATAAATTGATGCACCGTCAGTTGCCCTGGAACTGGTTGCTGTCATGTCTAATAACTGAAAAGCTGTCCCGTTGCGTGCAATTGATATAGCTTCGTCAAAGTAAAAATCAATTGACATACTATAGTTAGATGGGTCATCATCATAAAAAGTGCTACGTAACCCCAATCGTCCGCTACCATCTTCTCTTAAATATGACTCGTGTAATATGTCGAGATTAACGTGCGCCTGAGCAATCGTTCCAGAATACCCCTGCCTCCACACCCCGGCGATATTGTTGTATCGCTTGCTTACGGGCCGCCACACACCGTTGATGTTATCGTACCGCTTACTGACCTTGTGCTGCACCCCGGCTATGTTGTCATATCGTGCGCCCATCGCCCAGCCTCCTTATGTGCATATGTCCCACCCGTCACCGTCCGAGCCGCCTGACGGACTGCCGCCTACCGTAGCAGCGTTGTTGCGCAGGGCCGCGCCGCCGGAGCCGACTGCATGACTGCTGTAATGGGCGTAATCCGCCGTACCTCCGTTGGCGGGAAGGCTGCTGGGAATGACCGGATACGCCGGAAGTTGCAGCGTCGTCCCGCTCTTAGGGACCGCAGCGCCGCCGATGGTGGCGGTCTGGACGGCACCGTTAATCTTGTCGTGATCTGCCTGGGTGACGTGCACGACAGCATCAGAAGCGTGAGCTGTAAGGTCCGCGGCAGCCTTGTCTCCTGCGGCCTTTACATCCGCCTTTGTCGCTCTGATTGCTGACTGATCTACCGTGATGGTTACCGCGCTCGCGTCAGAAACTTCCGCACGCAGCCGAATAACCATATCATTGCTGGCTCCCGACTCAGGGGCCACTTTTTCCGACAACGGTTGCTTCGACACAACCATCATCGTTCCCGCCTCGTCAAATATTCCTGCTTCGCGGACTGTGAAACCTCCCACGTTGGCGGGGATATCCGCCTCCACAATCACGCGCCTGGGGTTATCAGGATCAACCAGAGTAACGGCGTCGCCTCTCCAGACCTCCCGACGAAGTGCTGTCTGCGTTTTGGCAGGCTCATAATAGGATCCGTTTCCATCCCCGACAGCCAACTTTTTAAACGTCTTCGAGATTCCGGTCTGGAGAGCCTGTGCAATTGCTGCATCACAGGCATTTGTTGTTATCGTGTAATATTCCATGCTTACCCCTCCAATGCGTATACGTCAACCACCGTTGTCTGGATTGCAGCGGTAGCAATTTTTACTTTATGGGTATCCATTTCACCGATCGGGTACACATCAATCACAGATCCTACAGACGTCACCGCAGCAACCCGCGCATTGACCGTCTGTGAAAGGATTAAGCGAATCCCGTCAAGCTCTGACCGTAGATTTTTTCCGGCTTCTACCAGTTGCAATGCCCTAATCTGTTCGGCTGCCGTTACGCCCTTGGACTGGCAATACACATCCATTCTGAAATGATACGGATCTCCGGAGTACTGGAACCATTCTTCGATTTTTCCCGCTTCTCCGAATACGCTTTCCACGATCTTCCGGACCGCGAATACAGTCCCCTTATACTTATGGATCAGATACGAGTTCCGGATCATCTGCCGCTTTTCCTCGTCGGAAGCAAGCGCATCATAGACGTCCACATGGAGCCCCCAAGCAAGCTCATCCAGAACGGCACCGGAAAGGCTGTCAAGATACGGATACAGGATAACCGCAATGACCTCCTCGCCAAGCTCCTGCAGTATAGGCGTTAAGGCTGCGGATAGGGCCTGCGTCGTTCTATCCTGCTGCATGCGCTGACTTTGCATAGACAACAGGTCCACATTTTTCAGATCAACCATCACAGGATTCCTCCATAAGTAACGCTAACCGTTCCTGCAACCGCGACTTCCTGTGGAAGCAGTTCCGTATAGGTCGGGTCAGCAATATCAATGCGGTAGGCCCCCGCCGTCAACAACGCGCCGCGCAAGCTGTCAGGATTCAGGTTTCCACCTAAATGTGTTTTTTGGGCAGCGATAGAATCATTAACCGCCTTATTAACCGCTGCCTGAATACTTGTAACTTCTGTCGATCGGCTGTTGCTTATATAATAGGTGAGATTAATATCATAGGCCTTTACCTGGGCGGCAGAGACAATGACATTGTCCGTCAAGGGACGGCGCTTTTCTTCACTGCAGGAGGTGCTGACATCATTCAGGATGCTCTGAGAAGGCTCAGATGCCCCGTTCATCAGAACATATACCGTTACGACCCCGGGGGAAGTTTTAACCGCCCTGGTATCCGCAATATCCGATGATGCCGCCTTAGCCCAATATTCATAGCTCTCTCTTGACCCGGCAGTCGATATCGCTTCCCAGCGCTGCCGGATCCTTTCCCGGTAACTATCGTCGTTTTCCTCATCAGCTCCACCGGATGTGGCCGTCACATTGGTAACCGATCCGATATAGTCCACGGGATCCATTAAGCTCTGAATTTGTCCGGGAAGAAATCCGTTATAGCCGGCTCCGGCTGATTTCGCAACGACGGTTCCCTGAGCGGAAGTCTGCCCGGCCGGAATGATTACATCCGTCTGAAGCGGAAACTCCAACTGTCCGTCTGGCGTTGCCCTCGTTCCGGCCGGAACCGTTACGTCAAATCCCAGCGCTGCAGGCAGCGAAAATTTCATGGTTGCACTTGCTGTCTTTGCTGCAGCCCTGTCCACGTCGTACTGGCTGCCGTATTCATCCAGAATACTTCCGGAGCAGTACCGAAGCAGATTCTGATTCGCAGATGAATTAATGTCTTCCTTGCAGGCGACAATCAGCTCCACAATTTGAGATAAAAATTGATAATGTTCATCCCCCGGATACAGCGTTTCTCCGGATACAGCTTCGTAGCGCGCAACAGCATTATTCAGCAGCTGCTGCGGATCGGTCGAAACAAATTCTATCATTCCAAAATCACCACCACTGTCACATTTCCATCCGCATCCATTTCACATTGCACATCCTTCACATTGGCCCGAGGCTCATAGACAGCCAGCATCTGGGCGATTTCCACCCGGGCGTTTTCCATCAGAGCAGGCCCCGGCCGATCGATCAGACTACCAGGGATTCCCATAGTACGGTGATATGGAATTTCATACCGGTATGTATTGATCAGATTGCGGACGTTCTGTGCTATACGATCGTCGCCTGTCGCATTCCAGTTAATCCCACCTTCTCCAGACCGCACCACCATTACGGACCACTCATCCTTTCATTTTCCCGCTTTTGGGAAGCTTTTTGCGCCGTTGTCGGAACCTTGTATGGATTTTTTACAGCTGCAGCTGAAAGTCCCGCCGCACTGGCTGCTTTACTCGCCGCAGTACTTTTCTGCGCCCCAGGCGGAACATATTCGGAGAATTCCAGCTTTAGCGTAGCCGCCGCGATCGACGCCGCTCCGGCGATCTTGATCACCACGTAGTCCGAAGCCGAACAATTTGTAAGCAGAAATTTGTTTAAACTGACAGCTTTCCCAAACAGGACAAGAGGATATGCGACAGCTGCGTCCCGCAGGGCCTTCCATGAGTCTATTTCCGTTTGCGCTGAATTTCCTGCCGTTGCAAGGACGCGGAGCTCAAGGCCGACTTTCTCAAGTCCCGGACCTTTAATGGTCGTCGTCGGTTTCTTCCCCGAAGTGTCCTCGGTTGATACGTTTAACTCTCCCGAAACGGATATATCCCTCGGAGTCAAAATTTTGCTTGAAGAAACCTCGAATATCTTGTTTCCAAATGTACCAACAATCACAACGATTCCTCCGTTATCCCGACAATGTAGCCGTCGCAGTAGGCTTCCCCCGGGAACCAGCACAGAACTCTGTCACCGACCGAGGGCGGCAGCTGCTGTATGACGCCCTCAGCATCCACCTGAAACCGAAAGGCACCTGTCAGGCACGTGATTGGTGCGGACAGGCTTCCGCCGATATTAACCCGGTACTGGTTGGCCTGCACTGTCGTCACTGTTCCAATTGATGTCATACTAATACCTCCCAAAACACTTATGCAGCGTCAGGCGGCTGATATCCCCCGCGAAACTGTGCTGCGCCGTATCGATGTAATACTTTCCGTCACTTAGCCCCATCCCGGCGACTATCACCGCATTCCCTGCCGTGATAGTCGTGTCCAGTGCAATGGAAATTTCTCCAACCATTTCTTTTTTGTTATGGTTTCGCAGTATGTTTTTTGCAAAGCGCTGCGATTCCCCGGAACTGGAAACCGGGTATGTGCCAATATTCAGCGCCGGTCCGGATGCTTCCTGGTCAGAGAACGTCCCGCCGACCGACCTCCAGGCGACGGTGCAGCTCTGGTATGTATCTTCAGCCGAATTGTTGAACCGCGGCTCCTCGAGGAAGTCGTCGGCATAAATGGTTTTGACCGCCGGCTGATCTTCCATGTGGGTATCCGAAAACAAAAACAGTTTTTCGTCCTGGACCTTGATGCTGCAACCTTCCAGCATAGCGCGTTCCTGTAAAAATCCGAAGTCCCCGCGGCCGATCTGGTCGACTCGCGCGTAGGTGTACGCAGGAACATTCAGAAACCGCGCCGTCAGTCCGTGGGCGGCGGCGATGTCGGAGGCAATCGTAATCAGTGTGGTGTTTTCCCATGCCCGGGAGCGTTTCGTTTTCCCCCCGGGTGGAATGCTGACCGCGCCCAGATCGATTGATCCTATTTCCTGCCGAACCCGGTCAATCCACATACTTCCCGATCGGTATCCTTGATGGATGATGTTAATGCTGTCTTCTTTTCTCGGATTCCAATTGGACCATTGGTTTTCGCTGTTTGCCATCTTTGCGTCGATTGCGTCCGCCTGGTCGCCGCAGCTGTCTGTGACGACCAGGTCGGATATTTCGACGTCTGAGGTAATGTCCTTGCCTTCGTAGTATATTTGTGCCATTTGATCACCTTTTCCAGGGCGGAAGCGTTTCCGGAGCAGTCTCTTCCAGATACGGAATCCGCAGCACCACACCGGCGTCAAAAGACACAATCCCAGCGTACTGAGGATTCGCCCTGATGATTTTGACCGCCTGGAATTCGTTGTTGTATGCATCCAGGGCGATCATATCGAAAGTATCACCGGCCATGGTCGTATAATCAAAACCATCAATCATTCCCATGCTAACCGTCCCTTATTGCCAAAATAATCGTCCAGAATCCGCTTAACATTCTGCGCATCACGCTTCAGCACGTTCTCCGTAGGCCGTTCTCCATGAAAAACTGGAGCGTAGACAAAGGAAATCGGCCGTACAGGACGTCCTGGATATTGCAGATGCTTATCTTGAGAGAAGGATCCAAACATTTTCTTTCCATTTTCGCCATCCGGATCCTGCCGACCGACACCAAGCAGCTGCGCCGTTTTCGCAAATAAGCCCAGGCTGCGGGCATTTCCGGGCCTGATCGGAATCGCGGCTTCCAGCCCAGCCTCGCCAAAAATGGCCGGACTATTGGCAAATCCCCCGTTTGCGTATGCAGGGATTTTCGTACTGGAAGCAGAGGAGCCGACATTAGATATCTGCTGCTGCGCGCTTCCGCTGATACCGAGAAACGAGCCAACGCTTGCGAAGAAATCCCCTACCGGCTTAGCCACCGATGAAATCAGGTCCGCAATGTTCTGAATAACCCCAACTACAAAGCTCAACACAGGTCCCAGCACGTTACCGACAATTCCCGCTATCTGGATCAGCAGCGGGGATACCGCTGTCAGGATCTGCATGAGTGGGGGAAGCAGGGCTTGTACGAATTGCATAATCGGAGGGATCAGCGGCTGCAGTGCGGCTAGAAAAGTCTGGACGACCAGGATAATGACAGGCATGATCTGTTGTCCGATACTAATCAGCGGCGGCAGGATCATCTGAAGAAGACTCCCGAACAGAGGCATTAGCTGCAGCACCAGTGGAAGGAACGATACCGCCATATTTCCAAGCTGACCAACAAAACTTCCGATCGCATTGGTGTCCATGCTGCTGATAAATTGGTTGATCTGTCCCATTCCGGTCGACAGCGCCGGAATCATTTTCTGCATGATTTCTCCAGCCGTCTGCTGAAGGTTCGCCTTCATAATTTTTTGCTGGTTGGCGTAAGTCCCGCTGGTTTTCGAAAAGTCCCCTTGTGCATCAGCCGTCGCGGAAAGAAGGTAGTTGTACCGCAGTTGAGCCTGTTCGGCCTGCGACATGCTACTGTAGTTCTTCTTGATCCCCTGAGTCATCGCATAGGCCTGAAGATTGGCCTGACTCATATTGATACCGAGCGCTTTCAGCGGCTCCGTTTCCCCAGAGACACCGGATTTGATTTTCTCGAAAGCTTCCTCCGGATCCAGATTGTAAAAAGACGCCATATCCCCGGCCAGCGCTGTCATATTTTGCGACATTGCCAGCGTCTCCTGGGAACCAAGGCCCATGCTTTTATACATGGAACCCAGCACAGAAGAATACTGCTTTGCCTGTAGCGTCGTCAGCCCGTAAGACTGCATGGAAGTTTTTGCAAAATCATCAATGACGGCAGAGCTCTTTCCGAATGTCGTATCTACAACGTTCTGCACCTCTGTCAGATTGCTTGCATATTCCAGTCCCTGGCTGGCAAGAGGAGCCATCGCCGCAACACCAATTGTTGCAACGGCACCGACACCCAGAGCCAGCCCTTTTGCAGCTTTGCCGGCTATCTGGAAACCTTTTCCCACATAGCCGGCACCCTTTTGTACGGCGCCAAACACTTTCGACGCCTTAGTCTCAACGCCGGTTAGTCCAGCCTGAAACGCCGGGCTGATTTTCCCGGCAACGCTCAGAACGCCTTTATTCATAGCGCTCATTGCCTTGTTAAAAACATTAGATGTTTTTCTGCTTTGGTTGCTGGCCTTTAACAGAGCGGCCTGCAAGGATGGATCTACCTTTCCGGCAAGTGTGATCAGCGCCTTTAATTCTTTTCCTTTTATTCGTCATCACCGCCTTTCTCCGGTGCCTGCATTCTGTCCATCTCCTCATTGACGTCTTCATACAATTGGTACAGATCGTCAAGAGGAAGATTTCCAAGAACCACAACATCGTTTGCTGTGGTCATGGTCAGCTGAGTGATGATTCTTCTGACCCCAAGTCCTTCAGCCCGGGATCCTTGTCGAGCAAAAAATCTCGAGCCAGCCCCGTCGCTTTCATCGCATCGGCTCCGGAAAGCCGCATCAGGTCGGCCAGCATCACATCCGGCATTTTCTTTTTAACGGCCTTGTGAAACACAACCAGCTGATACTCATAGTCCAGTGCCGGCACGCTGACCGGAATTCCCAGATTCTTCAGGTATTTGGACGCCTGATGCAGATCATTGGCCGTCAAAGCATCAAAATCATACTCCAGATACCGGATTTCCTCACCGACGATTTTAAGAGGATGCTTTAGTACCATACAGTATTCGGAATCCTGCATCTCCTCCTGATTGTCGCTTTGCTCGCCCAGATTCCCCATCGGGATCAGCGTACGTTCATCGGCCAGATTATCCCCGATATCAGGGCTCATGTTCTGTTCTTTTGTCATAGAAATTTACCTCCTTATCCCAGTGCAGAGCGAAACCCGGTTAACTGATCGACTCCTCCAACCTTGTAGGTTCCGGCGATCTGATCAATTAACAGCATTTCCTCGCCGTCCACAACTTCGCGGTATCGCACCGTAGAATAATCAATACTTTCGTCCCGGGTTTTGCTGACTTCCCCGCTGCCGTTACTGATTTTTGACGGATACCCGGTCACATAGAATCTGGTTCCGGAAACAACCATGCTGCCATCGCTGGCCCTCAGATTCGCGGCAATCCGAATTTCCAGATTGACCGTCGCGGCAAGCAGGTATTTTTTATCAGCCCCGGCAGCGCGAAGGGAAACCGTCGTGGTCATTGCGCCAAACTGACCCGGCGTCGGCATTGCGAAGCTGCCGAGGAGTCCCGCGCCGGATACTTCTTCGCCTTTCATTTCAATTTCAGCAAAGGATACGCTGGTTACATTGGATATCTCGTATCCATTTGCTAGCACTTTAATTCCGCCGGTAGCGCCCACAATCGTTTTACGCGCCATCAGGATTCACCTCCAAACATTGCATTCAGGCCACGTGAAGTCCAACGCATCTTACTGGTAAGGCTCTTCCCGGGTACCGGGTTTGTGAATTCGCCTGAAAAGACGAAGTTCCCCTGAACCAGATCACTGACGGGATTATCGTTTGCCACAAATTCCACCGTTCCGAGCAACAGTGCATCATCCTGGACCAGCCCGTCAAGCCATGCCTGAAAATCGTTCAGGATGGAATCCTTGCGCCCCCGGGGCATAGGCTTGTCAACTTCCAACCCGTAAGTCCGCTGAAACGCATTGTTGATATAACGCAGCATGCGCACATTGCAGTCAAAAACATCCCTGGCGTTGATATTGGCATCCACGCTGTACTTCATAGTGTGCGGGCCCCACATCCGCCAGGTCCCTTCCCAATAGGTCATGGTGTTGATTCCCTTTGCGTTCAGGCGGTTCGCTTCCGTCTGATCGTACTGAATCGCGGTTCCATCCGCCAGGCACAGAGAATCAATATCGATCTGTTTGTTTGACGGAGTCTCATAAGGAAGATTGTTATTTTGGAAATCCACCCATTGCATGGTTACTGTGTTGAGTGTGCTGGCATGAAACTTCCGATTCCCCTTTTTGGCCATTGGCCACAGGAGCCCGGCCGCGCCGGTCGTCGTTTCATATGCTTCTTTTGCCTCGATCGCCGCATCAATGGTTTTTATCGTACTGCAATCAAGATCAGCGTTCAGCCAGGCGTACCAGTGCCCGTTGATCTTGTCCAGCATAGCGACTAGAGCCGCGAAAACGATCTGATGATCGCTCCACCCCGGAGCCGCCAGAATCGTCGGCACTTTGGAAAGGTCATAGTAGACCTTTGAAACCCCGGTATTGATCGCGGTAATTATGTCAGTGTCGCTGACGCCGTTCGGATCCACTTCGTAGAATTTGACTTCCGCGCTGACCAGCCCTCCCTTCAGGTCTTTGATTACAACGGTCAGGCCATCGTCAGAGTATGCCGCGCTGAAATCGACGTCAAGCTCCTTGCCGGTGATTTCAATCGTCGACAGGATCACCTTTGGATTGGACAGTACTGCCGTCTTTTTCACAAAATTGACCGTCGCCGTCTGCGGGGCTTCATTTTTCTTGTCGTTGGGATTCAACGCATTGATTACCACAATCGGCCCAACGCTGTTAACGTCGTTCCGGAAATGCGCATACAGCACTTCGGACAGGTCATAATCCGCCCAGGCTTCGCTGTATCCGATCTTTCGCACCCCGTCCTGCCAGGATGAAATCAGAATTGGGACATTGGTTTTTCCGGCGTACTCCGCCAGTTGATGGACCGGGGCACGTCCGACATAGACCGGGATCGTGCCGACGCCAGAGGGGGATGTATAGTCCTGACTGTCCACCTGGTCGGCAAATGCGCCGTGTCGGTATTCGCTCATGTATCACTCACTCCTTTTGTAAGTTCAGCTTGTCAGTTCAGCGCGTCCGCATACCGGGTTTCAGGATCAGGAATCCCGGAAACAGTGCAGGTCAGGTATCCGTACCAATACGGCCACGGCTGTTCTTCATATGTTTTCAACTTCACAGGGGATTCCAGATGGAACCTCCCGGCAATTCCGTCTTCCCGCCGGATCCACAGCTTAACCCTGTCAAGCAGATTCAGCAGCGTGATATAACCGCTGAAATTCGCGGAAAGCTGCATCGGAGCATCCGCCCCAATTGTCGACTGAATTCCCGGGTCCCACACGACGGCGGTAATCTGCAGATTCATAGTGTCGTTGTCTTCGTCGCCGGAAACCTCAGAAGTTCCAACTACCAAGCAGGGAATCCGTATTCCTCCCTGCGGATACAGTTCCCCTTTCGGCGGAATGTACCCGACATGTACGGCTGGAGCTACCAATGTATAACGATCCGTCTGATCATCTTCCTGTGGCTGCTTTAACTGGATATGCTCCTTTACGATCAACTGTTGCAACCAGTCCTGAATTTTCTGCAGGGAAGATACCGCCTGCATTATCCCGCCCCTTTCGCAAGATTGGTCCCAAGGTTTCCAAACGTCCGGTCAAGCTCATGGGTCAGCCTTTTCATTATGGCTTCATTGACCTTATCCACAATTACGGTGCCTACACCCTCGTTTGTCACCATCTGTGGAACAGAAAGGCTCCGAAGAACTCTGTATTTTTTAGGTCCGTTCCGTACGGCAAATAGATACCGCTCTTCTGTACCGTTTTTAACCGGAGCCAGAAATACTTTGTTATTTTTACCGTCCGTTCCACGAACTGGACCAAGGGGGAGCCTTCCTTTCTCGCTGTAGATTTTCACCATCGGCTGAACATTACGCTTCTTTCCGCCTTTGTTTTTCTTCACAGGGGATGTTGGAACGTGTTGAAAACGTGTGATTGTCAACGGACGGCCAAGAACCACAACCGAAACGCTGCCCGTACCAGAAGCTCCCATCACGGTTTTTACTTTCCGCTGCTTGCTGTTCAGCGCGCTTTTGATTTCCTTTTGCGGCGCGCCGAACACTTTCGGAATCTGCCGTCCAGCTTCCACCCGGACGGTATCCGCCGTGCGGGACAGAACATTGTTCATAATTCGCACCGCGTCTTTCGGGTACCCTTCCAGCAATTTGGCAATCTGGTCTAACTGCCTGGTGTTCGCATAAATAACATTTCCGGCCATATCAAAAGCCTCCTTGTCCGGCGGTCAGCGTGATCTGCGTCATTCCGTCTTCCTCGACCACCCCCGCAATCATATATGGCCTGCCGTCGAACTGGATCATCATCTCCGGAACAATGCCTGCGGCATCCGATGACCGTATGAAAAACAACATATCGCCATCGTAGTTGCTCCCTGGGGAACGCAGGCTATTTCGCTGTCCTTCATCATTGTCTACAATACAGGAAACTGTTTTGGTCGTCTGCCCAATAGTAATTGTGTGCTCGGTAGCCATTTCGTCCATATCGAAAAAAATCGAAAGATCCTCTTCGATATCTTCCCGCAGCGTCATACCTTCGGAGCTCCGCGGCCGAGTTTCAATTCGGGATCCGGGGTAACCGGGTCCTCCGTGAGCTCAGCGTCTAACGATTCCTCCGAAACGTCCGGATTCACAGGAGGTTCGATTTCAACTTCATTTTTAGGAATAGATGTAAGTTCGGCAGCATTACTCGCAGCAACCAATCGCTGTTCCAGTTCCGCCGGCAAGCTGATTAAGTTTCCAGCCGGGATCAGATGCCCATCCCACAAAAAAGACGATTTCAATTGAATCATTGTTCTCCGCCTTTCCGCTTACAGCTTCACCAGCGCGGTGGATTCTGCTGCGGTCTTCGGTTCCACCACAATTCCTGCGACAATTTCGCCGCTTTCGGGTTTTGTTCCGGTCACACGGGAATTAGTTGCGTCCCAGTACACGGTCTGACCAACCGTCAATGTGGGGGTGGATTCCGCCGGTATCTCGAACACGCCTTCCAGTTCCACGCTTCCTAACGCGCCGTTCGGGATATCCGCGACGGCTACGCCGATGCGCCCGGTCAGAACCAGAACATCGCCGTATGCGATTGCGCTTCCGGTGCTATTCTGGTAATTGATAATTTTGCCTTCCTGGATATATCTGGCCATTATATTTTCCTCCTCTACTCCCGGCGGCGATTAAGCCATGCCGGGGTTCTTAACCAGTCCGCGGTAACCCAACAGGGTGATTCCGCGATCACCGTACACACGGTACCGAATGCCCAAATGGTCAAAACTGACCTCCGATTCCACGGTCGGTGCTTCGGCGCCGTTCAGGTAGCTGACTTCGATCGTCGGAGTCAGCGCCGGATTTGCAGAGAAGAAATACGGTTGTGCGCCGCTGTCTACATCCAGCTCCGCGTCGGTGATCATCTGCATCTTATTACGGAACACGTTCGCGACGCCGGAATTTGCAGAGGACGGGTCTGCCAAAGAAGCAAGAAGTGCCTCAATGCTGGTTTCCGTCGTGGATCCGGTCAGCACATATGCGGGCGCTACGTTCAGTTTGGTTTTGCCGTCCATGTCTGTCTGCTGGCGCATCAGCTTTCGCGCTTCGCTGAACGATGCGGTACCCGGGACAGCCCCGGTTCCAAGATTTTTGTGCGCGTTGCTGAACAGTTGTTGCCCGTCCTGCATCGCCGGATTTTGCAGAAGAATTTCATACACGGATTTGTTGATTCCGCGTGCAAACGCCAGGGTGTAGGCTGTCAGAAACCGGGTGATTTGATTGAAATCATCGTTAATAAACATCTGGCGGGTAAACGTCAGCATTTTTCCGACAGTAATCAGCCGACGGGTGGCAACGGGCTCATCGCCAAGTTTCGCTTCCTTGAATTCTCCGTTCTGCGGAATTTCTTCCAGCTCACCGCCGTCACTGACTTCGTAGACATGCGTAGGACGAAAATCCGGCTGGCTGGCCTTACTTGTCCACCCCTGGAAAGTGGTGGGTGCCGTCTGCTGCGCCGAGAGTACCGTGCGGTTTGCCACGTCGTCTGCAATAGACACAAACGCGCTATCTGGCGTCATGGACCGGCGGAATAGCTCCTCATTGCTCAACCGATGTGCCTTACTGTCTCCAAAGCGCATCAGGCATTCCACCGCGACATCCTTAATACTCATGCCGCGGAATTCGTTGGCACCTTCCGCCGGCTTTTCAATGCTTATACCGCTGCGCATCAGCATCCCGTCGGCAGCTGCGGCGCGAACCTTGTCCATTTCGTCGCGAGTCACACCGACATTGGTCGGCTCCGCGCCAACCGGAAGAGGCGCATTGCGTTGTTGCAGCGCCGTCAGAATTTCTGCGCGAACGGCGTCCAGTTCAGTACCGGAACTGATATACCCGGCGGCGCGATCCTCCATCTGGAAACTGCGGCACAGGACAGTGATTTCCGCAGAGCGCTGGCGTTCCGCTTCGATCAGATTCGGGGACGTCACCGGTGCCGCGACCGGCGCGGTAGGTGCAGGCGCTCCGCCCGGCTGTGTGCCGGTAAGTGACCTGGTTGCTGTCGGCTCCACCGACGGGACTGCTGCTCCGCCCGCGGAGACAGGGTTCGTATTATTGTCTTCTCCCATTCTATGTTCCTCCTCAGAATTGATATTTCTTCCCAACCCTACCGTGGTATCGGCGGGGACGGGGGCTAAACTGATTTCCATCGGTGTCCATTTCACCGCGACGTTTGCCGGCCCGATAAAACGGCCGTCCGGACTTTTCTGGCCGGTCTGGAGCTCCATCCATGCGCCCACAGTGTAGCCGACGGAAACGCCGGTCAGCATTCCTTTGTCCAGCTTGCCCTGCAGGCGGGCGGCCTGCGGATCGTCGGCATCCATTTCAATGATCGCCCGGCATTTATGCTGCGCTTCGTCAAGCCAGGCTTTCACTACTTTCCCGATCGGTACCTTACCGTAAGCCAGATCGCTGCCGTGATTAAACAACAATACGCCGGTTCCGCCTTCGGTAAAACAGCTTAAATCCACAGCGTCCGCATCATGCGACAGAATTTCCGGGATGCCCCAGCGCACATACGGCGTTTCGCTGGAAAACGATATTTCATACTGATTCTCCTGATCCTCGACAGCCCTACATTCCAATGCGCGGGACTGCAGCCGCAGTTCTCCGCCGCCGTTGCCGCTGGCAGCCCGGGTTAACAAATTGTTGTTATGAATCATCGGAAGATCCATCCTTCTCATCATCCTTTCCGTTTCCAATGGGTGGGACCTTATTGGGGGAATCAAGACCCGCTTCCAGATTCAAATCCCGCATCATCTGCATTTCCTTCGCACGCTGGCGCAGAACTTCGCGCCAGTCCTCGCCTTTTTCAGCACAAATTTTCTGCAGCGTTTTCTGACTCGTTGCCAACGCGGTCTTATTGGCATTTGCTTCTTTTACGGGATCAACCCAGTCCCAGCCGGATGCAATCCACACATGACGCCGATATTCTTCGGAATCTCTAAAATATCCAGGAATGTTCAGCTGACCTGAAAGCACCGCCCAGTCCAGCCATTCCGGATAAATCGCGTCCAGCAGGTGTTCGATCATGTATATCTGCAAGGGGCGATAGGTCTTTTGATCTTCCAATAGCCCTTGCCGTGCGGAGGAATAATTGACCTGCGACATATCCCGGCTAACCGCTTCATAGCTCAGGCCTACGGCCCCTCCGGCTAACCGCTGTGTGGTTTTCACCATCGGGTCAACCGTGGAGCTGGTTCCGGCCGGCGTGACGGTCGAGATTTTTTCTCCGGGCTTCAGATAAGTTACGGTTCCCTGTTCCAAGATTTCCTGCGGCGGTTCCTCTTGCCGATCGGGCGAAGACCCATAATCCTGATCGTACCCTCGTCCCAACCCGGAGACCCCGGTAAGAGTCCCGCTATCTTTTTCGACAACCGCAGACAGGTGGGCAAGAACCCTTTCCTTTTCCAGAGCCGCGTCAATCAGCTCATTCGTGTCATCAATCCGTCCCAGTGACGGGGCCGTCTGCGACATTTCTCGAACCTGACTGGGCCGCGTCAGATACGGAAGGTAAAGAATTTGTTTCGCCGGGACCCGCTGCGACTTTACTGAAAAACCCCATACATCATAGATTTTGATCCAGTAGGCAACCGGCCGACGGTACTTGTCAATTTCCACCCCGCCGACAACCCTATTCTCGCCGTTCATCTGGACCGATGTATCCAGATCGTCGACTTCCAGCAACTGAATCCGAAACTGTCCCTGATCCATCACTTTCAGAACCAGAATCCCGCCATCCACAAAACGTCGGCGGAGGCAGATGCTAACCAATTCTGAAAAGCTGAACCGTCCTGTCATTTCGCAGTTTTCCGGTCGGCACCATTTTTTCCAACATTGTTCAATGCTGGTATTTAGGCTTTCATTTTCCGTTCCGTCGCTATTCAGAGTTTTGGCCTGAAGGACAAACCCGGATCCAATCACATTTCGTTCCAGCGCGAGAACCTCGGCCCCTAAAATATCGCTGTTTCTCTCTAAATCGCGGGCGCGTCCTCGGATCATATCCCGGCTTCCCTGATTTGCCTGTTCCCCGTTGGGATTTTGGGTTGTCCACCCTCCACTGCGAGGCCCGGTATCCGCGGCGGAATAAAAATTACGGGAACGTTGAACCCACACTTCCCGCTGGAAAGCCATTTTCGGCGCGATCGGCAACAGCAACCGGTTGATCAACGACATTTTCTTCTGTTTCATTCGGTCACCGCCTCCTCCTCAGAAATGCCACCGTCGCCGCGGGTCGCTCCAGCTGATCGATCTGATTATTCAGGGAATTGTATTCCCCGTACAACGTCCCCAGATCGGCCCGTTGCACCGTCCGTTGACCGAGCCGGTATTCCTGGGCACCATTTTCTATCTTCGTGATTGCCTGTAGAATACTGTCCCGTCGGACTTTCAGTTCGGTTATCGTCAATACCTCCACCGCCTTTTCCGAAATGATTTTCCGCTATGTATCTGATTTGAATGGTTTTCTTTCGCCGGCAATATTTCCGGATTTATTTGAGGAGTTCTCATAGGCTGTGAATCTCCACGCTCCTGACGCGTATGATTCGCATGTAAAGTACGAATGCCAAACACGTCCGCGGCACAGGCGGCATAGACTTCACAGTCAAGATAATGGTTGTCTCCTCCAGTTGCCTTTTGCACCCAGTGGCGAATCAGATGACCGCGCACCCGCTCCACAACTTTCTGTTCCGCTGTAATCATCTCCGCATACTCCGGGTCACAGCGCTCATGCAGATACCAGCCACCATTGTCCTCATCCCTGAAAATACGGGAAAAGATCATGTCCTTGTAATAATCCGTATCGACGATCAGCAGGGTCATTCCTTTTGAAATCCCATCTCTGTCAATAACCGACGGACGATATTTCGTAATCATACGGCTACTTGATCCTTTGATCGGCACCGTCCATTCCCGATTAACTGCACAAAAATCATAAACATCGTCCGTCTGATCTCCGGAATCCACACAGCACAGATTTACCTGATATCTAACTCCGGCCTTATCCTTGTACCAGCGGTTCATAATTTCTTCTATCTCTGCCCAAGTAAATACCTGTCCGTGCAGCACGTTATAGCTTGTCATGTTTGCACGCCAGGCACGGATCGTATAATAAAAGCTTTTCCTCTGGACATCCACCCCGCCGGTCAGCATCACAGTATTCGGAGGGACTACCTTTGAGGGATACACGCTTTGCTTTTCTTTAAGCAAGCGCTCGGCATCCAACTCCTGCTCAATTTCCTTAAAAGGCTCCCCCAGCCAAGAGTTAATAAAGTTCTGCAGCAGCTCCGGTTGACCTTTGCTGTCCAAAAACTCCGACGCGATATCGCCGAAGCGCAAAAGCGGAGAATAAAAAGCGTTCAACCGAAAAGCAATTTTCCGACGGCTACCGTTCGTCCTCACCGCTTTCCATTCACAGTGCCGAACCATCTCATTTCGATCCGCATCCGAAATCAAACACCCGCATTCCTCGCAAACGTAAAATGCTTCCTTCCTTGCCTGATCCGGAGTGCTGCCGTCCGGCCACTTCAATTGCCGGAATTTAAAAGTCCAACTTGCACCGCAGTGCGGGCAGGAAACAAAGCATTCCATCTGAGTATCGGCTTTCAGCCAATTCTGCCAGGTCGGGCCCGACTCAAAAACCGGAGTTGAAACACGAACCGTCTTTTTATTTGCCGGATAAGACTTCTGTCGTTCCATGGCCAGCTTTGCCGGACTCGCTTCCTTCCCGGCCTGTATCGGATATTTATCCTCTTCATCAAGGAAAACATATCGGATCGGGAAGCTCGCCAGATCGCTAGGGGAATTCGCCCCCACAATTCCGATGTTGATTCCTCCGGTAAAATTCAGGTCAAGCCGCTTACTGTTCTCATCAAACCTTTTTTTCAGTTCCCGGCAATTCTTCATCATAGGCTGTATTCGGTGATCACTGATGCGTTCGGCCAATTCTTTTTGCGGATAAACCACCAACATTGGCCCCGGATCCTGACATATCGCCGCCCCCATCATGTTCAGGATTGCTTCTGTTCCTCCTACCTGAGTAGCCTTGATAAATTCTTCCTCTACTACTTCCGGGTCAGAAAATGCATCCATTACTTCACGGAGATAGGGAACATAATCCGTTCGCCATGGACCGGGTTTGCTTGATTCTGAAAGAGATAATATGCGATTTTCGTCGGCCCACTCGCTAACCGTCTTCTTCCCCGGGGGTCTGAGCGAAACCAGAGCTGATCGCAACCAGTCCGGAACTTTATACGAATTCAAGATTCATCAACCTCCGGCTGGTAAACTCCATCAATCGACATCTGGGTCAGAGAATCAGCGATTCGGTCGTTAATCATCTGGTCAACCCGGCGAGCCTCATCCGCATCGACATAGGAGGCAACCGTCAACCCAAGCTCATGCCCCAAACCAAAAACGGAGCTTTTGAATACAGAAAAAAAGCGTGACAGGTTTTCTACAATATCCGTCTTTGAGAGATACTCGCCACCCGCGATCTGATTTTTCAGCCGCGAAGATTCCAATTGCTCTTTTTTTAATTCCGCTTCATAGTGGGTTTTCAGTTGAGACGGCGTCATTTTGTCCGGATCGCTTCTCGCGGCCTCCGCCAGCTTCTCACCCTCCCGCTGTGCATTCCATTCCGTAACAGCCTTGATGTCGTAATATCCATGCCTTACACGGGGACAACCAGCTTTCATCCAGTTACTGAGAGTCGCTGCTGTTACCCCAAAATACGCTGCCGCATATCGGGTACAGGCAATGATCGTTCCTGCCTCGAAATACAGATCCCCCCTTTGTTCCGCCTTCTCTTCATCCACCATAGAGATTTCCCCCTTCCCCCCGATTAGTGCAAATCGGACCTCTGCTTCCAAAACCATCCAGCCAAGAAACACAGAAAAATCCGCTCTGCATTTTTCGGCATTCTGCCGAATCCACCACCTCGCCCCGGTCTGACCGCCAGTGGCCGTCGACTTTGGCACTTTGCATAAATTTTGCCATGACGGGGCGGGAATCCGGCTTTTCAAATATTCAAAGCACTTTTTTTGTTTTTAATCCGGGTATTCCTCGGGCCTCGCAAGACCCGCAACGGGGGCACCGGGCCGGAAGGACCCACAACCCGCACCACACCTGGCTTTTTCTGTTCAAAACCTTTGCATCATTGTGGAAAACCCCCGTCTGCAGGCACTTTTGACAGCAAACTGTTGAAAACTTTCCGCTACCCCTTGAATTCACCTAACCCCTTTGAATTTGGAGCCAATTTGAATTTGGGGGTAAAAAGAGAGATATGCCCTTGCGAGCATACCTCTCTGAGCATTATTATATGTCAATAACGGTATGCTTTTCAAGGTGACATCTGCGGACAAACACGGACATTTAAGGACAACCTTTAGGAAAAGAAGCTGCTTGATCTTTCCAGCTCATGTATCGCCTGAGCCATCAGGCGGCTCATATGACGCTTTGAATAGCAATAAACCTCGCACATCTGCCGATCGCTCATTCCTTGAATGTACTTGCTTTCGAGGAAGCCTCGGAGACGGTCGTCTTTCATCAGAGATAGAGCATCGTCCAGTTGTTGCCGCAAGCCCCGCACTTTCACCGCAAGACCTTCGCATTCCTGCCGGGTCTGGATCGCCGTTTCCTTTATTTCATCAGGACCGGCAGCTCCCGTGCGCATCCGGGTCCCACCAGACGGGCCCAAGCTCAGGCTTTCCCATCGGGCCGCATCGTCGCATTTCATCTTTAACCGGTCAACTGCTATCAGGTACCGCCTTAATTTTTCTTTCTTTTCTTCATCATTCATTTAGAAATCCTCCTTTATGGATACTCATGGACAGATAATGGAAGATATATAGCTCAAATTATATAGAACAGCCTTGTCTTTGTGGATACTTGTGGAAGCATGGAAGGCCAGTCGATAAATTTTGCATGTAAAATTTATAAGAGAAAGTTTCGGAAAGACCTTCCAAGTCTCCATACCCTTCCATTTACTGGGGGGATGAGGGGGCCATTGCCGCAAACTGATTTCCCGCCTCGGACAAAGAAATGTCCACAAATTCATTGAAGCGCGCCGTCTTCCGCTTATAAAAGTGATAATTATCCTGCAGATCAAGTGAAAACTTGCTTTGCGAAGCGGGATACCGTTCTCCTCTGTCAGTACACCATGCCCGGTATACGGAATAGAGCTTGCCAGAGGGGATGGAGCATCCTGCGGCGCTGATCACGCAGTCGTCAACAAACTGCTGCATCTTATCCATTTCCTTTCGGTATTCCTCATTGGCTGCGTTCACCTTAGCGCAGGAAGGCATTCCTTTCTTGTACCATTCAACAGCGCCCTTGAGCGCCCACTGGAAGATTCCTGCTTTCTCCGTCTGCAGCTTCTCAGCAAGATGGATATCCTTTTTCTCATCGGGAATCTGCGCGACAAAGGGCAGCATGCGAACGCGCCGCCAGATACCGTGATCGCTATGCTTAATAATTGGCTTTACATTGGTCGCCATCACAATTTTGAACTCCGGTCGAAACTGGAATTCTTCCTTGTACAGTTTGCGGGCCGTAATGACATCCTCGCCGGTCATCGTCTTAACCAAAGCTTCATCAAGGACACAGCCGCCGGACGGCTCCGACGTCGTGACCAGGCGGACACTCTTCAGGCGGGCAATATCGGACCTGGCCGAGGAGGAGTTGCCCCTGTCAGCTCGCATAATCGTATCTGATTGTGCATTTTTGGTGTAGTCACCGAACAGTGAGCTTATCATATTGACAAAAGTGCTTTTTCCGTTAGCACCTGTCCCATACAAGAAAAACAGGCACTGCTCCGCCGTAGATCCGGTCAGAAAATACCCAACCATGCGTTGGATGTACAGCTGAAGCTCTTTATCACCTTGGGTGATTTCGTTCAGAAATTTCATCCATAACGGGCATTTTGCCCCCTCTATGTACTCAACGTCTGCCAACAGTGACATTTTCAGCCGCCGATCATGCGGACGCAGCTGCCCGGTCTTTAAGTCTACAATGCCGTTGGCAACATTCAGCGCGTCCTTATAACGGTCCAGTTCATTCGGCAGGATAGGAATGCCGGGAAGATGCTGCGTCTCCTCGATCATAGCTTTTTTTGATTTACTGGAGCGTGTCCTGCGGATATGTTTAAGCATGGTATCATTCGCCTCCTTATTTTCACCCGGTGAAGCTTCTTTCCACATCCGTTCAAGCAGATCATCAGCCAGGCGTTTAACCTCCCCGGTCTGGTCTTCCGTCCAACGCTGGCCTGTCCATATCATCCATATCTTATTTATGTGGTCGAACTTGATCCCCTTGCAATAAGCGTCCCGGAAACGATACGCATTGCCGGTATCGTCAAGCGTATACATTTTCGGGTCTTTCAGAATTTCCGGATCCTCTGGAGCGGCAGGCGGCGAAACCGGGGGCGCGGCGGATTCCTCTTTCGGATATTCCGGGGGTGGCTCCGGGAGAGGAACCGGGTCCCGTGTAAGCGTCCGATCATAGGGAATAAACGTCTTTTCTTTCCCCTTCATTGCACGAGAAAGCGTATATTGGCCATAAGTTTTCTTTCCGCCGACGGAACGGTCCCACTTCTGTCGAAACAGTCCCGAGGACCGAAACACTCTGTCCATACGCTCCAGATCGCGATTAAACCAAAACGCAAGATAGCTGGCGAAAGCGAAGTCGGCTTCACTTTGGGACGGATATTTGGCACCGCTCCAATCTCCTTCAAACAATTGCTTTATTTCCTCGCCGTTTCGGGATCGAAAAGCGATATCAAGGATATCCTGATCTGACAAGTCCCTCACCGATTCCGGCTGCGTATGGATAGGGTTGGATTCCTTTATCTGCTGTGCGCCTCCACCTTCAGGCATATCTGAATCACCCGCGGCATCGGCTAACCTGACCTGCTGCAATTTTTCTTTTGTCAGATACTTTCGGTGCAGCTCGTCAAGCTCCGGAGTGCATTCCCTGAGCGGGTAAGGGATACCCTCTTCGTCACAATAGACGTTTCCCGTTACGGTAAAATAGCGGGCCCTGTCGTACATTTCCAGGCCAAGCATTTGATCCTTTCGGCCTTCCCGATCGGGAAGATGTCCTTTGCATAAAACGTGAATTCCCGTTCCACTCGGGGAAATCTCCGTATAGCTTTGCAGCCGGCTAACAACCTCTTTAGCCAGATTGCTTAATTCCCCATCATCGTTAATGCAATGGTCAACGTCCACACCACAGATACCATCGCCAAACTCGAAGCCGATCCCCGAAGCACCATATTCTCGAACCGCACGCACGGCCTCATCAAAGCTCCCCCATGTGCGGCTGTTGTCCGCCTTTGCGGGGCATAGCTTGCCGTCCTGATCCAGCCGGGGAGATAGCGGCATTTTATTTGGAAACCGGTGACAAACCCATTGTGGGCGTTGGATCAGTTCAACCGGGATATTTTCTAAACCCATACAATCACCTATTTACTGCATATTTTTTTGGATCGTCCCTACCGAAATAATCATCGACATAAATGCGTAAAGTGTCGCCGTCCTGAACCAGCGACACCCTAACAACAATACCCACTAACAGCCCCGCGATGGATTCGATATCCTCAAAAGACTTCACCATAAACCCCATACGCAGCATATCTTTGCATAGGGAATCGGGAAGGCCTTCTTCAAATACATACCGCTTCTCTATGGCCTTTCCTTTCTCCGATCCCGAAATATAGACCATTTCAAAAAACAAAGTTGATTTGCCTTCATCCCGGCCTACACCTTTCCAGCATCCGGATTCAGTAATGATCGCCATCCGGCGGATACGATCTCTTTTTTCCATAGTCAAGGCCCCCTTTCGGGTCAGGCCTCCTCAGCCTGACCAAAATATCTCTCGTATTTCTCCGGTGCATGAAGTCCGATAAGCTTCTTTGCTTCATTCACCTCAATAGGGATCAGCATGCAACCCCAGCCAAGCATGGAATCTGATTTTTTAAACCAGTTCCCCTTCTGGGTCTGATAGACCTCTACATAGTTCCCGACAGCCACAAGGTCAGCGGTATCGGTATCATAAAGTTTTTCATTAATAATTGTTTTCATATTATCAACCTTTCATAAAAATACTTCTAAATTTGACTTATAAATGTTAATATAAAAAGAAAAGGAGAGGATAATTTTGTTGTATAAAATTAGATCAAGGGGTAATTACGCACATTTATGGAATTTTGAACAATTCCGTCAGGAGGTTGACGGAGAGGTTGCCGATTACGAACTAAATGGAAACGTAATCCAATCAATAACCTATAGAGTTCAGACCGCCATACCTCAACATAAGCTGGATGAATATCTCTTTATAGGTGAGCCGATTGAAGAATAACTATTCCTCAAATCCGTCCTCCGGTGGAAGCTCAAACTCTTCATCGGCAAGGGAAATGTTCTGGGCCATGTTCGCCGTATCCTCCAGGTCAGAAACGAGCTCTTTCAAATGCCGGATGCAGGGCGGCATGACTGCGCCAATTGCCTGTGAGGGAGACAGCCGCAGGATCAGCTGAAAGTTATCGAAATTGGAATCGAGCGAATCGCGGAAGGATTCTGCAGCTGCCACAAGCTCGTCCTGTTCAATGCCGGCGTCCTGCCGGGCCTGATTTTTCGCCTGCTCCAATTCTTCACGCGCCCGGTCGAGAAGGATTTTATATGAGCGTGCAGCGTCTTCATATCCCTCGCCGCGCAGCTTCTTCTTATCGTCCTCTGACAGTTCCTGCACGGCGACATCGATCGGGCGGGACTCCAATTCCTTGATTTGCGTTTCAAGGTCTGTAATGCGCTGCAGGTCGAACTGACGGCTGCCCCGTAGGGCCTTAATCGTCTCATTAGCCTTTTCCGCCTTAACCAACGCATCCATATAGTTGTTGTATTCTGTCTTCTTTTCCTTTCGGGCCTGGGCCGCCTCTTTTTCCGCCTTCCAACATTTTTCCTGGGCTTGTCTTTCCCTCTGCTGGGCTTCGTCACGCTGCTTGATTGCCTCCTGCAGCTCCCGTTTGGACATTTCTGACACGGTCTTTTCCTGACCGTCAACCAGGTGCGTTTCCTGCAAAAATTCCTCGCGCTCATCCTCTGGGACCTGTAGCAAAGCAAGCAATTTTGTATAAGACAAATTCACAACCGGTTGTGAATTTGAATATTCCCGCGCGATTTTCATGAAATTGTCAGCAGAATTAACCGAGAATTCGACCTTATCCCGCAGCCAAGGAAGCCATTCTCCATGCTGGAGCTGCTGCTTAGCCTCAATCAGCCGCTTTCCGATTTCGATGATATTCTGTGCCGTTTGGGCCTTATAGAAATTGATCTCCAGCGTGATCTGGTCAATGGAACGCTGGTTTTGAGCACCATTGGACACAGGTCCGCTTCCGGAAGCCGAAATCCGAACAGGGTCCTTCGCTTTTTTCTTTGAAGTCTCAATCTGTTGCAGGACGATAGTCCTTTCCTGCTCAACCGTCATACCCGGGCGATCGGATCCGCCGGCGAAAAACTTGTCTGAAATCGCAACACAGGACGCAATACCGGCTTTTGTTTTTGTAAAATACAGCCCCAAATCGTACCGACCATCACTGCGATAAAGCACCCCTCGCAAATCCATTTCCTTATGACTGTCGTCAAGCCCGTCCAACGCTCGGGAAAACTCCCAAATTTCTCGTGCGAAAGTTATGTCGAGTGTATTCACATGCGCCACATGAAAGGAATCCCGGGTCCGGGGAATATCGGAGGTCGTTCTATAATTGATTTTCCTACTGGCCCGGCACTCATAATCGACTATTTTAACTTTCGGATAACCTTCCTCAATAGGCACCACGAAATGACAGCCGTAACACTCATGATCCGGCCCAAAATCTGCTCCGAGCCGGTACCCGGTGGTATCGGCGGTGGTGTCTTTCTCGAACGTTTTCCCACATTTGCATATGTATTTCTGCTTCATAATTCAACCTCACATACTTATAAGTGCAGCCGTACTTTACCTTGCAGAGCCAGCGGCGGCACCCACTTGAATCCATACTCCCGAACGAAATTATCGTTTCCAAGCTTCAGCCAGCGCCGCGCGAGCTGCTTTGCGTCATAAAAGCCCGTAGCCTGTCCAAAACCGTTCAGAACAATCAACACATCAATATTTTCATAATACTTAGGGTGCCGTTCTCTGGCCTTTCCCTCTCGCTCGAGCGCCATTAAATCCATTATTCAGCCCTCCGATCAAAACGGCAGATCATCATCAACCGGCATTTCCTCGAAATCACCGGTATTCCCACTGGAGTATGCGGGCGCTGTGCTTCCATGCTCCGGAGGCGGTTCCGGAAGAGGCGGTTTGTTTTGCCCGGAGCTGTCTCCGGCAAAAGAAATACGCTCTGCGATTAATTCTGTAGTATATCGCTTGCTTCCGTCCTGAGCATCATAAGAACGGTTTTCAAAGTGCCCCTGAACAACAATGGGTTTACCCTTTTTAAAATATTTGCAGACAAACTCGGCCCATTTCCTCCAAGCAATTACTGTGAAGAAATCCGCTGTATTCTTTCCGTCCACTTTATAGGGCCTGTCCACCGCGATCCGGAACGAACTGACGGCGACGTCGTTTGGCGTATGCCGGAGCTCAGGATCTTCGACCATGCGGCCCATCATGATTGTTATCGAATACATAATTTCGCTACCTCCCTTTTGAATTACGCGCAAACTTTGCGCTCTTTTCCGCCCGGATTTCCTGAAAAACCTTTTCAGCCTTCAGAGATTCTATGAGTTCCTGATTTTTGCGAAGCTCTTCCGCCTTCCAATCCCGCCAGGCCGGGCAAGCGTTATCGTTATGACATCCTATGTATCTCCCTGTGCAGTCATTGCAAGGTGGTTCTGAAAATATCATTTGCCGACACCCCCGAGGACACGGCCCCGATCACCCCGTGCGAAGGCCCTCAGGCCATCCCATGTCGGAACCCATCCGTAATACCTGCAGAGTGACATATATCCCTGTAATACTTTCACACTCATAGTCCTTAACCCTCCTTTAGTAATGATAATCAAGTGTGCTCCGCGACGAGAAGCAGTTCTTCAATGGAAGTTTTCAGCGCAAGCAGCTGCTTCATGCTTTCCTCAAACGCGGGGCGTTCTTCCTGTGTAATTTGGCCATCCTCGGCAATGTCCGAAACGACCTGCGCTATTTCATCGATATGCCGAGTTAGCCGCCCGATTTTCAATGCCGCGCTTTCCAGATTGCGGGGGGACAGCCTGTCCACCCTGCCGCAGCCCAACGGACATTGACTGGAGCAATAATAATTCACGAGCTCCGGAGCATTGTAGATATTGGCCATCAGATTTACTTCTTCCGGATAAGGGTTGATGTTCCCCAGTTCGATATTCGCAAGGCGCGTACGCTCAATACACACAATCTGGGCTGCCCCTTCCCTGCTGTTCAGCTGATCGTTATATTCCGCCGCTTTCATTCGTGCCAAATAATACACGTTGTCGCCGGCTTTCGTAGCTTTTTGCATAATTGCATTTTCACCTCCGTATGGTATCCTGATAAAGGAATTATTTCCCATTACGCCTACCCTCGATGACACGAGAGATAATCCGACAGGACCTCCCCCGCGTGCTTCATCATCTTTTTGTCACACTCGACCTGTTCTTCTTCCGGCATAAAAACTGTTCTTTTTATGGGTTTAAACTGATATGTACCCTTTGAGGATGGAACCTGTTCAAATACAATTTCTTCCCGGCAGCGCACGGAGCCGTCACCGGACTTATTTACTACATAGCTGATCGCGGTAAAGGTAAACGGCTTTTTTGCTGCCAAGCTAATCACCTCGCTTTAAATGTGTATTGTAAATGCGGATTGTCCTATGCGTTTTTGTTAGCATAAAGGTCTTCAATCCTACAGTTCAGCACTTTTGCAATCTCAGGAAGCTTGTCTGCGCTCGGCATACTTTCGCCATTTTCCCACCTAGAAACCGATGCCTGTTTAACATGCAATGCAATAGCCAGTTCAATTTGAGTAAGGCCGATTTTCTCGCGCCGATGCTTTATACCGTTCAAATCATCAACTCCCTCCCACAAAGATACGTTATACGTATATAATACGCCGCACGAATTCTATTGTCAATATATTCTATGCAAATTACGTATATTTTAGAGTTTTGAATTTACAATTATACGCGCTAGTTATATAATGTGCTCAAGGATGTGATCCTATGGAACAGTTAAAAACACTAAGAAAACAAAAAAAAATCAGCCAAAAAAAATTGGCTGAAGACCTACATGTCACCCAAGCAACAGTTTCGAGATGGGAAACAGGGGATATGTTACCTACAATAGATATTCTTAATGAAATCGCAGATTATTTTGGAGTATCCGTTGATTATTTACTCGGAAAAAGCGATATACCGACAGCGGACACAAGAAAAATCGGCGTAAAAATTCCCGTACTCGGATATGTCCGAGCCGGGATTCCAATTGACGCCATTGAGGAAATATTAGATTATGAAGAGATCCCTAAATCAATGGCCGACCAAGGGGAATATTTTGGCCTGCAGATCAAGGGCGACAGCATGGAACCCAGGATGCAGGAAGGGGATGTTGTTATCGTCCGAAAACAGTCAGATGTTGAGAGCGGCGATATCGCGGTCGTTTTGGTCAACGGCAACGACGCGACCGTTAAAAAGTTTGTAAAGCATGAAAACGGCGTTTCCCTTGTTGCATCAAATCCCAAATATGACCCTATGTTCTATACTTTTGCCGAAGTGGAGAGTAAGCCGATTTGTGTGATTGGCAAAGTAGTCGAATTGAGAGCAAAATACTAAATAAAAAAGGCCGCCCACTACTGCGAATAGTGAACGGCCTAAGAAGAAGAGCCCCTATAAAATGCCCCTCAAGAACATTATATAATATTGGCGAATTATGTCAATAAATAATTTATGAGGGGTGCTATCATGGATTTTATTGATCAGGTCAAGCAATTTTCGAAACGTGTCGAAGGACTTAAGGATTCCATTCAAACCGAAGAGGCCACAAAGACATCAATCATTATGCCTTTCTTTGCGCTGCTCGGCTACGACGTCTTCAATCCGGATGAGTTTATTCCCGAATTCACTGCGGATGTAGGGATTAAGAAGGGCGAAAAGGTTGACTACGCAATTATGTCAGACGGTGCGCCGGCAATCCTGATTGAATGCAAATGGATCGGGGAAAACCTCGAAAAACACGATTCGCAGCTTTTCAGGTATTTCGGAACGACAAAGGCTAAGTTTGCTATTTTAACAAACGGTCAGATTTACAGATTCTACACAGATCTTGAAGAGCCAAACAAAATGGATGAATCCCCGTTCCTTGAAATCAACATTTTGGACATAAAAGACGGACAGGTTGCCGAACTGAAAAAATTCCATAAATCCACCTTTAATGTGAATGACATTTTTAATACGGCATCTGAATTAAAATATTCTCACCAATTCAGGATTGTTTTTGCAAACGAGCTTCAGAATCCGTCGGACGATTTTTTGAAATTTTTCCTGACTTCGGTCTATACCGGTGTTAAGACTCAGTCTGTTATGGAAAAATTCAGGCCAATTCTAAAAAAATCTCTGAACGGATATATCAATGAGCTGATGAGCGATAAAATCAAATCCGCTCTTGACGTCAACAGCGACGCGCAGGCCGAAGCCGAAACAAACACAGCCGCTACTGCCGAACCCGTACCAGAGCCTGAACCGGAAAACAGAGTTGTAACCACTCCGGAAGAATTGGAAGCGTTCTTTATCGTTAAAATGCTTTTAAAAGGCACTGTGTCCTTAGAAGACTTATCGTATAAAGATACTATCAATTACATATCGATATTGTATCAGGGAAAGGTTACCAAATGGATCTGCAGATTCAGCTTGACCTCCGGGCACAAAATACTGGCCATCCCTGACGAAAACAAAAAAGAAGTGCGGTACACTCTGAACAGCATCTACGATATTGATCAATACAAGGATAAACTGGTTGAAGTAGTGAACAGGTACATTTAAAGCTTGTACTATAACATCAAAATGATTAAATCGTATAAAATCATTAACTTTTTATAAATTTTTATAAAAATTAGTTGTATTTATTACTTATAAGTAATATTATATGTATAGCGAGGTACAACATGGCAATAATACCTCTAGGTAAATTTCATCGAATTTTTATTAATAATAGATGTTTGAAGGAAATTGAAGTTGTCACGAATGGATATAGTTATAAAAAAGATTTTCAAGAATGGCTATATGATTCCTTATCAGAACTTGACGATCCTCAAAATGACTATATTTCTATTTTTCCGAAGAAATTTGAACATCTTAGTAAAGATCTATACGCGATTACTTATCGGCATGGTGAAAAAAATGTTCGTATTATTTTTTCACGGTCTGATAATGGCTATGCATGTATCCTATTGTGTTGCTTTGATGAAAAAAATACTAAAGCTCACTATAAGCGTTACATTGCACTTGCTAATAAGAGAAAAACTAATTAGTAAAGTATTTAAAGATACTGTTAAGGGAGTGCGCTAAATGATTATTAAAAATGAAAGTCAAGAAGCTTTTAATTCTCTTTTTTCAGAATTATCAGAAGTCGATATTAAAAAGCACGACTTAAAGCACAAAATTGCTTCAAAGATTTTAAAGCTAAGAACCGAGAGAGGATTTGGACAGAGTGAATTAGCACAGTTTATGGAAGTGTCTCAAAGCTTAGTTGCAAAATGGGAAAGCGGTAAATGTAACTTCACCATAGATACTCTGGTAGATATTTTTGATAGATTTGATGTAGAATTAGACTTATTATTAACTGACAAGGCTACTGAGAACTATTATAATTGCGATGCTATGAATACTGAATCCGCTTATCAAAAATACACTACCGGATATGCTTTTGCTAACAGTCAATTAGCTTATGCGGGGTAAAGTGATGAACGCAAATAAATTTGAATCTCCTTTTCATTTTATTGGAAACAGAATTACAAAATTATCAATAAAAAATGATTTTGTTTCTCTTGATGGAAACGATAAAGACATTAAATATAATCTGGATGTTGACTATGAAGTTAAAGACATAACAAAAAAAGAGGAAGAACATTACGGATTAATTCAACTCTTTATTAAAACAGAGGCTAAAAAAGGTAAAAAGCATTGTGTAATTGATTTAACTATAGAAGGATGTTTCTCTAGTAGTGTAAATAGCGAAGACGAATTTATTCCATTGCTAGAAATTAATGGTTCTACAGCATTATACTCAATCGCAAGATCAATAATTATCAATGTTTCTTCTCAAACTTTTCAAACCGGCCAGATGATCCTACCCATGTTAAATGTTTTTTTGATGCATAAGGAAAAAGAAAAAATTAAGGCTCAAAACATCCCCACGTCCTAACTAGACGTGGGGATTACTTTCAAAGGAGGTAATATTGTGAAAATTGCCGCCGCCTACATTCGCGTTTCGACTGACGACCAGCTGGAATACAGCCCGGACAGCCAGCTTGAAAAAATCCGCGAATATGCAAAAAGTAATGACATGATCCTTCCGGAAGAATTCGTCTTTCGTGAGGATGAAGGGATCAGCGGCAAGAAGGCTGAAAAGCGACCGGAATTTATGCGGATGATCGGAACTGCAAAAAAGAAGCCTAAACCGTTCGATGCCATTATCGTCTGGAAGTTCAGCCGCTTCGCCCGTAACCGACAGGACAGTATCGTGTATAAGTCCATGCTCCGGAAGCAATGCGATATTGACGTCATATCCGTTACGGAGCAGCTGGGCGACGATAAGATGTCCATTATCGTCGAGGCCATGATCGAGGCCATGGACGAATACTACAGTATCAACCTGGCCGAGGAAGTCCGGCGCGGAATGAACGAAAAAGTATCCCGTGGGGAACCGGTGACGGCTCCGGCCTTCGGGTACCTCATCAAAGATAAAAAATATTACATTGACCAGGACGCAGCCCCCCTGGTGCGTATGATCTTCCGCGATTATATTAACGGCATGGGCTGCCGAACAATCGCTACAAAGCTGAACACCATGGGCATCCGGACCAGACGCGGCGGCAGGTGGGAAAACCGAACCGTAGAATATGTCATCCGAAATCCGGTCTATATCGGGAAAATCAGATGGAATCCTTTGCGCAAAACCCGCAGGGATTTTGACGACCCTGATATTGTGTTAATTGACGGCGACCACGAGCATCTGATCGACGATGAAACGTGGCAAAAGACACAGGATCGCGTAATTAAAAATAAAATGATGTACGGAAGATCCTCCGGCAAGAAGCAGCCTTCCGCGCTTATGCTGCAGGGGCTGGTAAAGTGCAGCAACTGCGGAAGCACTCTCACCAGCTCCGCCAGCAATTCCATGCAATGCCTGGGTTACGCACACGGGCGGTGCAATGTATCACACAGCATCTCAATCGATAAGCTGGAGCAGATGGTCCTGGCCGCCATCGAAATGAACCTGAAGGCGGGAAGCATCCCCCTCATTCAAAAAGCCGCCCCAAACGAAGAATATCAAAGCGATGCGATTGAAAAACAGATCCTTCGCGAAAGGCAGAAGCTCATCCGGGTCAAAGAAGCTTATGAAAATGGTATTGATTCCATGGATGAATACCGGGTTAATAAACAGAAGATCCTCGAACGAATTGAGCAGCTGCAGACAGAGATGCCAAATAAAAAAGTGCCGCCGAAGGATGAGCTAATGAAGAAATTCAGAGCTGGCCATAAGGACACGATTAAGCGGCTGCGGGACCCCAAAATCAGCGTAGAAGAAAAGAACACACTGCTCAGAACTTTCATCGATAAAATTGTATTTGACCGCATTAACTGCCAGGTGCAGATTTTTTATTACATATAATCATAACAAATTGATATATGGTGGTCCGGACGGCGAATTGGGAGCTTCCCTGCGCTATTTAAGTCAGCGTTACAGTATGCCGTATCCGGAATTAAAAGCAATTTTGACAGATATCGGAACTGAAGAATCAGTACCATTATATTATGAGTAACGGTTTCTTCCGTATTGGGTGCTGCCAGCGGCAAGCAGGGTGATGATGGAAACAGAGTCAATCACATTTTAAAATAAATAAAAATAGTCTCTGAAAAATCATAAAAAAATCTTTCTATAACTATTGAAAAAGAAAAATAAAAACAGTATAATCTGGAGGTAAGGCACTTAATAGGTGCAAAGCAGGTTTAAAGTGTTAGCTGCACCAATCCCTGCATACGGAGAATCGGCTCCATACGCAACGTAATATTCGCACAATTGCAGTTATAATATGCTTCTTAAGCCGTTTTCCGTACAGAAGTATAGTGTTTCTATTGCACTTGTCTGCCGAGCGCTGTGCTATGGGATATAATTCCGTAACGGCGCTCTTTTTGTTGCCTTATCACTGGCACAATAGCGGAAAATCATCCTTAAAGGATTGATTTCACGCAAGTCTGCCTTTGATAAGACCAGAATGCTTTCACGCGGCAGAAGCCCAAATGAAAGGGGGAAAGGCAGACAGGTGCAGGCGAAAGCTAGGAGCGGATTATTAAAAATAGAATACTGCTTTCCTTAGAATTGTCGTATCAAGCGTTCGAAACCGTACTTAAAAAACGGTGGAAATTTTCACAGGCGGGTCTATTTGTGGCTTATCTTCTATATGGTAGAAGAACCGATCCAATGCGATATATGAGAAAAGGGGTATTAAAAAATGAAAAAACTAATTTCCAGCCTGTTGGCTATCCTCATGACAGTCAGCATATCCGTGACAGCATTTGCGGCGGAGACAACTGCATATCATGATGACATTAACAGCATTATCACTTCGGATTCTATTTCCCAGCAAAACACAACATTGACCCTTAATGGGGAATCAACAACTGCCATTTATTATACAGTTCCTGTTGGAGCTAAATTTTCTTTGACAGGTGACCGGTCAAACCTGTCTCAAATCTGCCGCCGTGTATTTACAAAGCAGAGTGATGGTACATATGTCAGCACGTGGACTGCTGACTATCGAACAGACGGTTTTTGGGATGCCACACCGGATCTCGCGGGAAAATTAGTGCATTTGTTTGCTGAAACCTCTGATGAAAATTCACGCACATTGGACGCATATTTCTTTGTGTCTGCGGATGCTCCAACCACAGCGACACCTACTTCAGCGGCCCCAACTACGGCTCCAACCACAACTCCGACCGGGATTTCCTCGAATTTTAAGAGTGATACCGGTGCAAAACTCGCCCTTAGCGCAGGAGCAACTTATCAATTTAAAATAACATCTTTAAATGGTAAGAAACCCGCATTCATTGTTCCGGGCAATTCCTTTAAAGTTAAATTAAGCGGAAACAAAGGGGCCGACTATTTCTTTAAGGTGACAGCCACTGGAAAAAGTGGTGCTTCCGCGGGCGTTTACATCAATGGCTCCAAGACTCCCAGTACTATCCTCTCCATCAAGTAATGCTGTTAAGATTAACACTGAAAAAGAATTTATAAACGGATTAAAAAATCCCGCTGCCAGCCAACCGGCCAACAGCGGGATAAACTATTAGTGACAGCAGCTACAATCCAATCCGTGCTTTACCCTGTCTCTTTCTTCCGCACGTTTCGCGTTGTTCCAACGGTCAGTGGTGCCGACCAGATAACCGGTAATCCTGCGGATCCGTTCAAACGGAATAGGCTCTAACTCATATGTCAGATCTACAAATTCTCCGTCTACCGCGATCTGCAAAGATTTTAAGCTGCGTCCGTCGTTTTTGTCGGACAGATATTTTACATAATTATTGATCTCGTCCTGAGCGATTTCTCCACCAGTTACAGTAATATCAGCCAATATTAACATCTCCTAAATATAATGATCGTGTTACTAAAATACACCATATTGTGGTGATTGTCAATTCTAAATACATGATATTGTAAAAAATAAGGGCATCGGAAATTCGACGCCCTTTCGTTATGTCTATTCGGTTTTTTTACCTTCTGGCAGCGCCTGTGCCGCCTTGCTTTCCACCTGATCGCGCACCTTGTCCACAATCCTTTCCGACTCTTTGGCATCAGTATATTTAATTTTTCTAAAAGGGCAACTCTTAAGTTTTAAGCGCACACCTGAACCTCTATCATAATGGGATAATACCAATTTCTACACGTTCATAAAAAAACAATATTCATATTTTGCTAGGGGCGCGTATTGCTTAGCGAATAAATTATATAACAAAAGTTCTAAAAATCAATAACCAAAATAGCGTTCAGCTAATGCTGAACGCCTTGTCTATTTGCGAAAACGAATATTAAAACAATGGCCTATTACTTTCATCAGCTCTACCCAAGTAATCGGGTTTTTCATATAAAAATTCTTTGTTTAAAACTAAGGAGAAATTCTCTTTCAAAAAATCTATCAGCCTCTTATCATCATATCCGAGCATAATAAATTTTCGCTTGTTCTTATGCCTCAAGGCTTTCTTATTAATAATCTTTCCAGACTTTAACTCAGATATTGGAATCGACGTGATATAAAGAACATCACCTACAGTTTTTCCAGCACTTTTTATATATACGCCCCATTCTGTAACATCAGAAAACTTAATTTTGCAGCGTATAAAGCCATATTTGAAGCAGATAATTTCATCCTCTGTTACTTTAACAAAAGTCAAAATGGTAGCAATCATTAAAATACCAACAGGTGCAAAAATGAGCAACGGAAAGAAATATGGAGGGGGGTAATTCCCCTTTTCGCCCACTAAATGTGTGACAATCATACCTGATATGCATGAAATAACTATCCATCCTAGCAAAATGACCGTGGCAGTGTAATAGGGCCAAAAACATTTATTTTTCATGATTTTCACCGTTAATTTCATTAAAATTTGTTTTCCCTCATAATAATTCCGAATACTGCAAAAGTCAACAAGAGAATTATAAATTCCGAATTCTATGAATCGTAGCTTTATAATGGTGTTCATCCATTTCAAACCCGGTGAAGTTTCGCCCGGACCGAGTGCAGGCAGCGGCCGTCGTGCCACTGCCCATACAGTTGTCGAGGACCAGCTCTCCCGAATTAGCGTAGGTCCTAATTATGTATTCAAACAACGCCACCGGCTTTTGTGTCGGGTGCAAGCCTCGCTCGCACTTTACTTTAAACAGCTGACGCGGATAATGTATGATACAGGTTTCCGTATCATGGGAAAGGCTACCGTCCATCCGGTAAACAGAATCACCATGCTGCGGGATTGATTTTCCGTGGTGTTTAATCGGTTTGTCCAGGGCAATAATACCCTGCGGGTTATATGTCGGCTGATGCTTATAAAATACACAAATTTCTTCCACACAGCGCAGCCGCTGCTTTTTGGCGTTGGCGAATCCGGTCGCCCTGTTCTTGTACCAGTACCAGCAGTATTTGAACATCTTCGGATTGCTACTGATTAGCTTCCTAGTGAATGGTTGACAGGACGTCAGAACGATTGCACCATCGTCTTTAATAACGCGGTCATACTGTCGCCAGAGCTCCGGGAATGGAATCAAGCTGTCCCATCGGCAGCCGGTCATACCATAAGGCAAATCACACAGGATCATGTCAATGCTGTGATCCGGATACATACTCATGCCGGCAATGCAGTCCATATGAACATTTTGTTGATATAGTCCATGCGGCTCCTTTCTGTCGGGCCCGCACGATCTAAGGAGATGAAAAGAGCGTCCAGCCAGTTTTTAGCGTTGCGCAGTTCCTCAATCCGTCTGGAGCATCGCTTAATCTCTTCGTTGTAATAACGTGAAGGGTCCGCCAACGCCATGTTGGCCGTGGATCCCCAGGCACACCTTTGTCGCCCAGCAGCCCAGACTGGTTGACGAACGGCAATGTTATTTTATTTTTTTCTTTCTCATAATGGCGAATGGTGGCGAATTTCTTGGCAATCATCTGCGGAATATCATAGTGGATTTTAAGCAAATTCTTCACTTCGTCGGCCGTCAAAAATACCCCCTTTCTGTATTCGCTTTTTATTTTTATTTGACATTTTTCCTAAATTGATTTATACTTTATATTAATGCTTACCTTGTTAAGCATATATTTAGAAATTGAGGTATTTAACTCACATGTACGAAGACAAAACTTTAATTTGCAGAGACTGCGGGGCCGAATTCGAATTTACTGCAAGTGAACAAGAATTTTATGCATCCAAAGGTTTTACAAATGAGCCCCAAAGATGCAAATCCTGCCGCGATGCACGTAAGAATTCCAGAGGGAATTCAAATGGTGGCGACCGAGAGATGTTCGAAGCCACTTGTGCATCTTGTGGAAAAACTTGCAAAGTCCCTTTTAAACCTCGTGATGATCGTCCGGTATATTGCAGCGATTGCTTTGCAAACAGAAGATAACATAAACTAGGTTTTGAATGCGCTTCGAAAGAGGCGCATTTTTTATTTATCAGCTTGTTCCCGTGCCATCTGCATGTAATCCTCGTATGGGTGTTCTCGGAAGCTACATTCATCACTGGCTATTTCCAGCGCCTTTTTAAACGTGGTCTTTTCAACCAGCAACTTATCAATTTGCTTTGTGCAGGATATATTGTACTGGTTGATTTCATCGTATTGCCTCTGCATTTCTTCAGTAAGAATATTTGCAGGTTGTCCATGGAGCTTTTTTCACCGGCTACTTAATCAGGCTGTATGCCGCCAGAGAAGTCTCGCGGATCAGATCCGGATTTATGGCTATTTCGTGGTCGCTCATCTCGAAAATATCATCAAGATACTTTAACACTTCATGTCGTTTCAAAATTTTTCCTCCTGTAATTCACTACACCTTGCGGATACTATCCGTGAGGTGATATATATGTATCAAGATCTTCACGATCTGCTAACAGGTAGCTCCAGCACGCTTCAATATTTTGTAAATCTTCCGGTTCCGGTTCAAATAGCTGCCCATCAACAAAATAATTTAATTCATACTGCAGAACAGCTCCATCGATATGTAGATTACATGTCGGGGCCGCCCCACTTTGGTTCTCCGTATTTGCAGTAAAAATCATCTGATGGGTATATGATACAGCAGCTCATAGTGTATCTGTTTTTACAATCCTTGCAACGTACCGGAGGCGAAACCAATCTACCTTCAGCTACGCTTTTGACTATTGATGCTCCAGTTAAAAGTGCAAGCGTTTTTTCTGTCCTATTGGAAGAATCCATCCTCGGCAATGTCCAAAATGCCCTGAGTAATTTCGTCGATGTCCCGGGTAGCACGCTCAATTTTCATGGCAGCGCTCTCCAGGTTACGAGGCCGGATCCTGTCCACCCTGCCGCAGCCTAATGGACATTGCTCGGAACAAAAATAATTCGGCAGCTCGGGTGCATTATAAGCGTTTTCCATCAAGTTGACTTCTTCAGAATGAGGAGTTATGTTATCGGATTCAATATTGCCAGGCGTGTCCGATCGATACAAACGACCTCTGCGGCACCTTCGCGGCTGTTCAACAGGTCATTATATGTCGCGGCTCTCATTCGTGCGGTATAATACGCATTCCCGGCCGCTTTCGTCGCTTTCTGCATATTGGAGAATCACCTCCATGTGATATGATTACTTACAGATGATCAGACTGATTATTTAAGATAATATTCAGTGACGCCCGCGCGGCCTGATCAAGGACACGCTGGTTATCTTCAGGCGTATTGTTGATATAGGCGGCATCGGAAAACAGGATGTGCGTATTACCTATGTAATAGTCTTTGACTATGTTTCCCTCGATCGGAATCTTCGCGAGCATCTTCATCACCTCGTTTCATATGTGTATTCTTGCTGCGGTTTGTCCTATGAATGCTTTCTGTCAGGGTATGCGGTTAAAACAATTCACCTCCCCACCAGCTCGTCGAGTGTACGGCCAAAAATGTTTGCGAGGTTGATTGTAACCCTAAGCTGGGGACCTTTATACCCGATTCAATATAGTGAATCATTGCCTGGTAACACCTATTAGATCGGCGAGCTGCTGCTGTGAAAGCTCTTTCCGCTCGCGGAAAATCTTTATGTTATCTTTTAACTCCAAGGTCTCACCTTCTTTCTAATTTAATGACCAATGTTATTGACTGATAGAATTAAAAAAGGTATCATGTAAACAAAGAACGAGGAAAATTGAAAAGATGTTTTAAAGCGGTGATGTATAGACGAACAGAAAGATTACATAAAAGGCGAAATGGCCCGCCTGAATATGGCTAATAAGCAAGACGCCGACTTTGCCGACGAACAGGTAACGTAATCTTTCTGGATTTTACATAAGGAGTACGAGCCATGAACGATAATGAATTATTACAAGCGATTCTTAATAAGCTGGACGGCTTGGAAAAAGGGCAGGAAGCTCTGCAGAAAGACGTTTCATCTTTACAGGCAGGGCAATTAAAGATTCAAATCACGCTGGAGAACGACATCGGCAAGAAGATTTCCGCCCTGTTCGATGGTCACCAGCTGGATAGCGAGAAAATTGAACATATCAGTGAAACCGTGGATGATATTGATGCCGCTATGACTGCGGTCGATATCGTAACCAAAGCAAACATAAAGGAAATCAATAAACTGAAAACGAAAATAGGGTAAAAAAATAGACCGCCCACCGGTGCAAACAGTGAACGGCCAAGGGATATAAATATGTACTTCTCTATAGACATTATAAACCATTGTCGAATTATGTCAATAGTGAAAAAAGGAGAGGTTAATATGAAATGCTCAAAGTGCGGCACAGAATTTGACGCTAAGTTTTGCCCGGAATGCGGAACTCCGGCCAATGCACAGGAAGGACAGCCGACACCATCGGTTCAGCCAATTTCAGCTGACCAGCCCCCGAAGAAGAAAAAAAGAAGCGGGCTTAAAGGAATCTTAATTGTTGTGGGCGTTCTCGTAGTTATTGGAATCATCGGTTCGGCAATGGGAGGAAAGGATAAACCTGCGGAGGCTGTTCCGGCCAGCACACCGACATCCGGAGCCGCTTCTGAGGCTAAATCTACTCCAGCCAGTTCCACAACAGAACAGACTGTTTTCGGAATTAATCAGCCTGTGAAGAAAGACAATGTTGAACTGACTATAACAAAAGTTGAAAAATCAAATGGAACCGATGTTGACAAGCCCAAAAACGGAATGGAATATGTTATTGTAACTGTAAAGTATAAAAACGCAGGGGAAAAAGATACCGTATCCTATAATCCTTACGATTTTAAAATGAAAAATAGTAAAGGACAAATTACGGACGAAGCATTTACAATTGTTAATTCCGATACGGCCTTGTCCAGCGGAGAATTAGCTCCCGGTGGAGAAATTGAGGGAACGATTGCTTTTGAACAGCCCAAAGACGATACTGGATTACTTTTGCAGTACACCGGAAATATTTTCGCATCTGAATCAGAAATTGATTTCAAGTTAAACTAATCAACTATTCCCCACGTCCTTCCCGGCGTGGGGATAAATCTATCCGGAGGAAATTAGAATGGCCTATTGTGAATATTTACGTAAATCCCGTGCCGATCTGGAAGCCGAGGCCCGCGGCGAAGGGGAAACCCTTGCCCGGCATGAAAAGGCATTGCTGGAGCTCGGTAAGCGGCTGAAACTGAATATTACACAGATATACCGTGAGATTGTCTCCGGAGAAACCATTGCGGCCCGTCCGGTCATGCAGCAGCTTCTTTCCGAAGTGGAACAAGGGATGTGGGAAGGCGTGCTCGTCATGGAAGTGGAACGTCTGGCTCGCGGTGATACGATCGACCAGGGTATCGTCGCGCAGACTTTCAAATTCAGCGGCACCAAGATAATAACCCCAATGAAGACCTATGACCCGAATAACGAATATGACGAGGAATATTTTGAATTCGGGCTGTTCATGAGCCGGCGCGAATACAAAACCATTAACCGGCGTCTGCAGCGCGGCCGTGTCACCTCAGTCAAAGAGGGAAAATATGTTGGCAATATACCGCCTTACGGGTATGTCCGCAAAAAACTGGAGCACGACAAGGGATACACGCTGGAGCCAGATCCGGAGCAGGCGCCCATCGTAAAAATGATATTTGATCTTTACGCAAACGGCGAACGGCAGGAAGATGGTACAGTCGGGGATATGGGAACCTCAAAGATCGCGCGCAAGCTGAACGAGCTGAAAGTTCCTACAGTCAAGGGGAACACCTGGGTAAATGGCACATTGCAGGATATGTTACGAAACCCGGTATACATCGGAAAAATCAGGTGGAGCGCCCGGCCGCAGAAGAAAAAAATGGTAGACGGCCAACTTGTAAAAGAGCGTCCCAGAGCCAAAGAGAGTGAAGTGGTTCTGGTGGACGGACTCCATGAGCCGTTAATTGACCTGAAGACCTGGGAAGCTGTTCAGCAAAAACTTCGTGAGAATCCCACCCATCCATGCCCCAAGAACAGCGCCATCGCCAACCCTCTCGCCGGCCTGGTTGTCTGTGGAATGTGCGGCCGCAGGATGGTAAGACGTCCTTACACTAACCGTGATTATCCGGATACGCTGATGTGCCCCGTTTCTTCCTGTGACAACATCAGCTCCGCTTTGGAACTTGTGGAAGATCATATCCTCCAGGCGCTGCAGGAATGGCTTGACCAATATAAGCTGGCTTACGGGAAACAGCCGGTCTCAGTATCACAAGCAGACCTGAAGAAAAGGGCTCTGAAGAAATTACAAAGCGAGCTGAAGGACCTCGAAAAGCAGCTTGATAATATTTACGATCTGCTGGAAAAAGGGGTATACACTACTGAAATATTTCTTGCCCGTTCCCAGGGCATCAGTGAGAAAATAACAGACACGCAGAACCGAATCCAACAAATAAACGCTGACATAGAGCGTGAAATCAGAACCGTGCAAAATCAAAAGATCATCATCCCACGGGCAGAGCGAGTATTGTCCCGATATCCGAAAGCCAAAACGCCAGCGGAAAAGAACGAACTGCTGAAATCGGTAATTGAAAAAGTCGTATACACCAAGACCATTAATGGCCGCTGGCACGGAAAACCGGACGATTTTGAGTTGCTTATGTACCCCAAAATCACGGAAAATAATGCTAAACACCGATAACCTCTTGGAACCTAAGAGCTCGCTCATCTGGAGATGGTTGGAACGATTGTCCACCAGCTTACCAGGAATCTGACGGAAGAGCAGATCAGAGAAGGCGGATTTGCCGCTTACTTTGTCAACCATACCACCGGAGTATATCCGTCCGACGCAAACGGAAGCCCATTTACCGCGGCTGCTTTGCAGGTAAAGGGAGATCCTATTTCAGATATTCATGAGGACCTGGCAGCAGATGCTGCGATTGCGAAACAACAACTTACAAAAATTTATGATGGGACAAGCCATTTCCGCTTATTTTGCGTTTCTCCGGCCTTTTTGTTATTCGTGAACCTTTTTTTCGTTTTGATTGTCTTATAAAGTGAAGGCCTTTAAACAGCAGGGAGGAAGTGAAAGTTTTGGAGGACAGTCAGATTATTCTGCTCTTGAGAAGCAAACCGGCTTTTTGAGATTGCTGAATGTCAATGGATGGCGTTCCTTTGAAGAAAAGGGCAATAAGACACATAGCCCCAAAGTCTTTTGTTACGGGGCCATGTGTCTTATTAGTTTAAAGGTTTGCAATACCACTCGTTTTCAAACAAAGCAACTGAACCTGGCATGAGGGTCGTCTTTTAGCGCAACGCAGCTCATTGCTAATTTATCATTTTTAAAGAGGGCAGCTTTCCAAACGGTTTTATCGTACCATCAATATACAAGAAGAAGATCGCCTGCTGGTTGAAATCCATCCGGTTCTTGTTCTGATTGATTATCGGCAT